TAGTAAAAGATTGGGGATTCCACAATCTGCTGCTATTACTTGTGTTAAGCCCTCTGGTACTGTTAGCCAACTTGTTGATGCTAGTAGCGGGATTCATACTAGACATAGCCAGTTTTATATACGAACAGTTAGGGGTGACAACAAAGACCCCCTCACAAGATTCTTAATAGACAGTGGTGTACCAGCAGAGCCTTGTGTTATGAAGCCTGATACTACTACTGTGTTTAGCTTCCCTACCAAAGCACCTAAAGGGGCTGTAACTAGAGATGACTTAAATGCTATTGAACAACTAGAAGTATGGTTGATGTATCAAAGACATTGGTGTGAACATAAGCCAAGTGTTACTATTACAGTAAGAGAGCATGAGTGGTTAGAGGTAGGAGCATGGGTGTTTAAACACTTTGATGAGATGAGTGGTGTATCATTCCTTCCTCACAGTGACCATTCATACAAGCAAGCACCCTATCAAGAGATAGAGCAAGACGAATACAAAGAACTTAATAAGTTGATGCCTAAAAATATTGATTGGGAGAAACTATCTGAGTATGAAGTAGAGGATACTACTGTTGGTTCACAAACTTTAGCTTGTTCTGGTGATAGCTGTGAGGTTGTAGATATAGGAGCATAAAGAAAGGGGGCAATTAAGCCCCCTCTTTTTTAGTACCCTTTAGGTTTTGATTTCTTCTTCTTCATCATGCACTCCTTTTTGGTTTAGTGTGTGTTAAGTATTCACTACTAGCAGTATGTTTAGCACCTGTCATTAACCTACCATTATGCTTATGAGTCTTACCTGTGTACAACTTACCATTCTTCTTATAATGTTTTTTGTTTCTCATGCTTTCTTCCTTTTCCTACCACTAGCTGTTGTTGACCACTTAACTCTTTTAGAGCTAGTCTTTTTTTTGGCTTCAGCTTTAGTTATCTTTGATGCAACCTTCTTAGGTCTACAAGCAGGGTAAGGTCTTTTAGAATCTTTCTTCTTACGACCACAAGGTTTACCAGTTTTAACATCAATCCACTGCTCATTGAACCACTTACCTAATCCACCTTTCTTTGTCTTACTTTTTTTTGCTGGCATTTTTTTTCTTCACCTTATTGTTACCACCTTTCCAGCCACCACCTCTTGCTTTGTACCACTTAGCAGCCCAAGCATTAGCGTATGCTGACGGATAAACCTTAAACTTTTTCTTAGCCTCGCTCTTAGCTCGTGACCACAGAGCTGGCTTTGTAGGTATTGCTTTAGCCATATAAACTCCTTGTTACCACTTAACTTTGTCAGCCCAGTAAGCTGCTGAACATTTACCTTTAGCTATGTTCTTAGCGTGTCTAGCTTTAAATGATTTACGTTTAGCTTTCATTCTAGCAGAGTCACCAGCTTTAGCTTTACCAGCAGTCTTAGCACCTTGTTGTCCAAACCTAATAGTCTTAGGCTTACCATCACACATAGCTACAACTACATGAGATTTAGTAGGGTGGTTGGGTGTACGCTTTGGTTTGTTATAACCTGATACACCTATTCGTTTTAAAATAGAATCTTTAGGCATTATCTATCTCCCCTAATTCTTTTTATAAAAGTTTCTTTTTTAACAAGACCTTTATTACTAGCCCTTTTAAATTCTGCATCACCTTTTATCTCAAAGTATCTTACTTGTTTGTCTGCACTCAAACCTTTTATAAGTCTATCTATAGAAGATAAGCCTAATGCTTTGTCTTTTATATCTTGTTTAAATCGACTTATTAATTTTTTACGAATGAATGGGTCATCAGAGTAGTCTATAATTTTCTTAACAACATTTTCATTATTTTCTTTAGCTGCTGTTGATAGTTCGTCAAATATATCAGAGATGTTTACTGCTGGTTCGTAATCCATAGGTATAAACTGGTCTTCCATAATACCCAAAACTGTTAAACTATCTAAACCTGTGTCTTTTAATATCTCTACTACATCATCTGTTTCAAGCTGTTCAAGATTTGACAAGTTGTTTTTATGATTAATTAGAACTTTAACATTGTTTTTTAAGATAGTATTATTTTTATTATATAAGTCGTTTCTTTGACCTTCAGTTAATTTACCACCTTTTACTCTACCATTGTATTCGTTTTTTAAATTAGTTACATTAACACTAGTCTGTTTAATTCTTCCGGTTGCACTTTCTTTTAACTCATAAGACTGTGACCTAAAACCGATTTGCCTTTTACCTACCTGAAGTGGTGTGTATTTAGACTCTTTATTTAACAAAGATTCTGTTAGCTTATCAAACTCTCTGATAGTACCAAGTTTCCATATCTCATTAACAACTTCAGCAACAAGCTCTCCTCTCAGAGCAGCACTACCTTCAGGCTGTTTACTTATAGGTCTGTCATATTTGTCTTTGTTTGTAAGACCTCTTGCTACACTTTGAAAAACAAAACTACCTTCTCCTGTAAAGTTTTCTAAAAAAACATTTGATATAGAGCTAAGTGGTTTGTCACTTATAGCAGCGTTAAACCCTTCTGCAAACATAGAGTGTGGTAATAAATAACTCATGTTCATATAGGTAATATCATTAGGGTCATTTTTATTTCTTTTAAAAGCTAACGATTTGTTTGAGTCAAAGTCAGGTACTACTGATTCTCTAAGTGCTTTTTCTTCTTCTGAAGTTATACCCTCTAAGTAGTTCCAACCCCGTCTACCACCTTCAGCAGCACCAAGTATTGCAATTAAAGAAGTCATTCGTTTAATACCTTCTGCTCTCATAACCTCTCTGTTTGCATTAGTCATGTCAATACCAAGCTCTTGACCAAAATTACCTCCTATCATTTGTTTAGCAAACCTAGCTTGGTTATATATGTTACGAGTAAACTCTGCTGTAAATGCTACAAACTGTGGCATAGCACCATACCTAGATAATGCTTTTATTACTGGGCTAAGTTTTTCATAATTCTGAAAGGTGTCGTTAGTTAACTTAGCTGATGCTAGTTTAAGGTCATTACCTTTTAAGTCAGGAAACATTTTACTCAAGCGTTCTTGGTTTTTAAACCACACACTGTACCTAGCTGCAATATCAGTAGCTTGATATGCTTTGGCAAAAGGTTGTATTGCCTTGTCTGCAAAACCAGCTAACCCTTCTTTGTTTTGTAATCCATTTCTAATATCAGATACATCAACATTACCAGAACTTAATCCATACTTAGAAGCGTCGTTCATCAACCTAATAAGTGCTTCTCTTTCACTAGCAGTTTTTCCACTAGCTTTTTTCTCTATTGCAGCGTATTCAGATAATGCAATTTTTAAACCTTTAGTGTACCCACCACCTCTAAAGGGATTCATTCCCATACCAGCCATTGTGGTTACACCACCAAAAAAGTTTACACCGTAAGATGGTAGGTTAAAGATAACTTTAGCTGCCTTAGATGTGCTGACTGATGTAAACCAAGCATCTCTAATAAAGTCTGTTGTCATGTCACCAGATTTTTCAGTATAAGGTTCTATATAGTTTTTATTTAAACTAAATTGAACATCATTAGGTACATACAAACCAGTTTCTAAACCACTAGGTAGTTCTAAAGGAACAGAATTATAGTTGGGTTTGTTAGGTGTAGCTATACCAGACCTACCTAAACTTTTAGCTATAGCAATATCTGCTTCATTTCTAGCTACAATTTTTCCTAGCTTGGTTATAGTACCCCTTATTCTTTCAGAAGGGTCAGTAATAAGACCCATGTATTCCATTTGTTTTGGATTAGTTTCTGGATTAAGTTTTTTACCTTTTAGTATTCCACTGTCTGGAGATACTGAAGTTGCATCTGATTTGGTAGGAGCATTATATAAAGCATTATCTTCTATATCTCTAATTGTAAGAGCTGCTTCTTTTCTTAATTGTGCATCTGTCTTTCTTGACTGAGGTGTTTGAGCATTTTTTAAGTTCTTATACACTTCTTCAACAGCAGCGTTCTTTTTCTTTACATCAGGTCGCCAGTCTTTATTGGTGTATGCTTCATACTCTTGTGTGTAATACTTTTTCTTTTTAAGGTTATCATTAGCTTCTTTTATTAAGGCTTCTTGTCCTTCTTTGTTTATTTTTGAAAAAGAAAAGTTATCAATCTGTCTTATAAAATGATTTGAATACTCTGGTATAATATCTCTAGCATATTTTAAATCACCCATAATAGATTTGTTTGCTAAACTAGAGTGTACAACACCTGTGTCAAGATAATTATTTATATGCTGCTCGCTACCTTTATTTGCTTCACTATACTTTCTTACTCTGTTAGCAATCTTAGAACCTGTTTGTTCTAAAGCCCTTACTTCATTTGTATAAGTCCAATCAGCTTCTTTTACATCTCTACCAGTATATCTAGTTGGTCTAAGACCTACATAAAATTTTCTTATTCCATTTAGGTCTTCACCTTTAGGTATGAATTTATCTTCAAACATTTTAAACAGTCTTGAAGGTGAACCTAAAGTTTTTGATAGTACATTTTTAGCATCATTCTTTTCAGTCTTAGCTATAGCTTCTATCTTAACTTTTTTACCAGATACTTCTTCAGTAGGATTTGCTAGGTTTACAAACTTAGCTGCTTCATCAGATTTAATTACACCATTAGCAATGTCAGCATCTATTTGTTCTGGTGTTTTACTAGCTATGTTTTTAGCTCCCCACCTTCCCATAACATTACTAATACCAGCAATACCACCACCAAGAGTACCACCACCTAACAGCCCAACAGCAGTTATACCTAAAAACTCTGAAGGACTAGGAAGCTCTTGTTTATCAATAAGTGAAGAAACAGTTACTTCTATACCAGCAATAGCAGCACCTCGTTTAGCTTCTGTTTTTGTTAGCTCTTTAACTACTTGCCCTTTAGTCAATGTTTGACCAGTTGCAGCAGCAGTAGCTTTAAGGCTTTTTAAAGTGTTACCAAAAGGAACCATATTAACTAAACCAGCAGCTATTGCACGACCATAAGAAAAATCTTCTCTGCCTTCTTTTGCTTGAGCTAATGCTGAGCCAGTATAACCACCAGCAAAACTTCCAACAAACCAACTTGCACCAAAAGTAAGTGGTGCTAGTGCAGCTCCAGCAGCTTGACCACTAATGGCTGCACCAATTTCAAGACCAACTCCTTGTAATACATCACCTGTACTAGGTTGGTCAGAAGTAGGTTCATCATCAACAGGCACAGTTTCTTCAGGGTCAACTTGGTTTTCAAGTTCTTTTACTGATGGTTCACCTCTAAGCTCTTTTCTTTTTTGTTCTATTTGTTCTTCTGTATAAAAGCTAGGTACAACCCCAGTTCTTTTATTACCAAACTCGTTAGTATATATAAATTCTTTTGGCATATTTTTATAAACCTTTAGGTATTAACTAAAAAAACTTTTTAAACTACCAAATAAACCTTCTTCTTCTTCTTTTTTCTTTTTCTTTTTAACAGAGGTTGTTGATTTATCAGTTTCTATTTTATTATCTTTAAGTATTTCTACTTCAGAACTATCAAGTTGTTTATCAGTAGCATCACTTACAACATCACCTATCATGCCACCAGTAGTTTCTGCACCTGCACCTGCTTCTTCTTCTGCTGTTTGTTGTGATAGTAAAAAATCGTTTCTACTATCTTTATAATCTTCACTTTGTAAAACTTTATATCTTCTTCGTAGTTTATTAGCAAATGGGTCAATCTGAACATTGGATTTAAAAATTTTTTCTTGTTGTTCAGTCATGTTTAATAAATCAAGGTCTGTTTCTATTGCATTTAGTATGCTGGTTTTAGTACCACCTTCTGGATAATATTTTAAAGTATCTTGTCTTAACTGCTGATAATCAATACCCCCAAAACCATCTCTTAGTAAATTAAACTTACCCATAATCTCATCTTGTTTTTCAGCACTATATCTTTTGGGGTCTACTTCTTCTGCATTACCTTTTTCTTTTGCTCGTTGGTATTTTTTTTCTGCTAAGTATTCATTTAGCTTACTAACACCAATGCCAGCAATAGCGGCAGCAGCTTGTTGTTGCTCATCTCTGTTAGCACCTTTTAAAAGCTCTGCCATCATTTCTTGGTTTAACTCTTTTCTTTCTCTTAGAAGTTTTGCAACCACTCCTTCAGAGCTTTCAAAAAGTTCTCTCATTGCTCCAGCCATTATCTAATCCTCGCATAATCAACTTGTAAATAACCATTAGAATCCGTACTAACTGCTTCTGGGAATACCTCTATTGCTTCTTGTGCCATAACACCAAAAGTCATTTGGTTTCCTACAAGTTTTTTAGCTTCTTCTGTCCAATCCCAGAAGTAAGTGTTTAGACCACTAGCAAGTTGTCCTACTTTTCTAATATTAGTTTTAAGTTTTTTGTCACTTTTACTAGCAGCATACGCTTTAGAACTTTCCATAACCAAGTCAGAAAAGAAACTATTTTTAGCAGGAGTACCTGCTTGAGCTAATGCAGCACCAGCTTGTGCAGAACCTTGTTGTGCAGCAGACCTAGCCTGTTCAATAGCAAGCCCTTGATTAACAAGGTCACGCTCAAGGTCAGCAACAGAACCATAAGCACCAAATGCACCTGTAAATCCACTTAACAACCTAGATAATGCTTGGTCAGAAGCTATCCTATTTATATCATAACCTTGTGCAGCTTGTTCAAATGCTTGTTGTTGTTCACCCATAGCCCTTTCTCTAGCTTCACCAGATAAGTCAGCTAATGTTTTAGACTGCGCCCTAGCTAGACCAAAAGCATCAGGTTGTACATAACCACCACCAGCACCCGTAGTTTCACCTGCTAACATTAAACCCATACGACCACTACCAAACAAATCAGATTTTAGTTGTTGTCTTTGTTGAGCAAATTGAGGCTCTAAAAGAGCAGACTGTTCAGCGAATATATCTCTAGCCCTTTGTTCTCCTGTTTCACCAAAAGAAAACTCAGGTATACCTTGTTTAGAACCTTCTAAATAACTGGTAAGAAAAGGTTGTGCATAACCTATTGCACCTTGTTGTAAGTCAACAAGTTGTGGGTCTAAAGTACGAGTAACATTAAAAGCATCACCACTGGGTGTACCAGTAGTGGTACCTACAGAACTGGTATAAGTATAAGGCTTAAACTTAACACCTTGCATAGGTTGTGCTGGTTTAGCTTTTTTACTTTTAAAGATACTACCCATTGTTACTTACTCCCTCTAACAAATATCTCTCGCTGTTTACCAAAATCATCTTGTATAACTCCATAATATTTAAATCCGTAAATGTTTAAAAACTTTGTGTGTTTTGCATCATTAACTAAGTGTTCTGCATAAATAGGTCTGTTGTTTTGTTTTAGTAAATACTCTAAACAAACTTCCATTTTTTTTCTTGTACTCTTTAACCATTTATAAACATCACAGTGTATAATTAAATATTCTTCGTATTCTTCTAAGTACAAAGTAAAAGTTTTATCCTTTACTACAGGAACTTTATCCATACTACGCAGTACGCTTCCACATATATACAGCAATAAATGGTTGATAGTTAGCGTTAGTAGTAGTGCCATTAGTTACTGAGTGAGTGTGTGTGTCAGATGTACTTGCATTATTAGTAAATTGTAATCCAAAACCACCAGAAATACTTAAAATATCTGCATTTACAGCACCTGATTCTCCTGTTTCTGGTACGGCTACAGGGCCAGCAGAATTAGAAGTTTCTGTTGTACGAACACTTGACAAATTACCTTGTCTAGTTTGTGCTGCTGTAAGTGCTGTAGCACCAGTAGTTGTATTAACAGCAGGAGAGTCAGCACTACCACCTGTTTCATTAACTGCATCAAACAGTGTATTACCACTATCAACACCAACCATAACACGACCAGCACCATATGCTTCCCATGTACCAAATCCTAATAGTGTAGCTGGGTTAGTAGAAACACCCGCTTGTGTATAAATAGTTCCTACAGGAAACAAAGCTGCTTTAGCTGTTGCAATAGCTGTAGTAATAGCACTTGTTACATAAGCTGTTGTAGGTATTTGTGTATTATTTGTAGAAGCACTTGGTGTAGGTGCTGCTGGTGTACCAGTTAAGGTTGGACTATTAATATCAGCTTTAGTGTTAACTGCTGTTTGAATAGCACTAAACTCATCATTAATTTCAGTACCTTTTACAATCTTATTAGCGTTACCTGTACTAAGGGCATCTTTGGCTGCAAAGTCTGTTGTTTTTGAATAATTACTCATTTATATAATCCTACCTAATTTTCCATAAATATCTACTTTTTGTATACTCAAAGAACCACCATCAATTTTTGATTCTATACCTAATTGAAAGATGCTTCCCGAACCTGATACAGATGAATCTAATCTGTCTAATGATATACCTGCTTGATACTGTGCTACATTTGTTGCATTTGCTCCGTACTCTGCTATTCCGTATTCTGACACTGGTATATCTTTTATTGTAAACGGAAACGAGAAGTAACTTGTTACATAATCAAAACCAGCTTTTAAATTAAATGGTTGTGCAGTAGAACCAATAACAGTAACAGCAGCCCGTTTTAATAACTTGTTTCTATTTGGTTCATTTAAATCAAAGTGGTTAGTAAAGTAACTCATAGTGTAAGGAACAGAGTTATCCGTAAATCCACCATACTCTGCTATGCCATTAGCTTGTGTAACATACATTTCTTTAGTTGTTTTATCGTAAACAAAATCAGTGTGGTCTAAGTTGTTCCAAGTTGTTACTCTATAAGCACCATCTTCTAGTGGTCTACGAGTATCAAATACATAAATAGTTTTTGCTTCTGGTAAAAATATTAAGTAAAACGCTTTCTCAGGAAAGTAACAAGACTTAATTAAACTAAAGTTAGATTCTCTATTTACAATACTTAAAAAAGAATCTCTTATGTTTTTAGATAAGTCATTTAACTTAGCTGACTTTTCTTGTATTGTTCTACCTAAACTTCTTAATCCTGTAGCAGATAAAAATAAAATATCTGCACCTGTGTTTTGTATTGTATCTCTAGTAATACAACCTACACCTTCTAATACTTCTACTAAGGTTAGAGTGTTTACATCAAAGCTACCTTGAAAACTATCGTTATCTTTAAATATAATAATATTGTTCTTACAAAATATAATTAAATAACCATTGTGGCTACCAAGCCCTGTAATGACATCTGAGCCTTTTGGAAGCACACCTGCTATGTTGATACTACCAGCACTACCACTACCCCATTTAGTACCTTCTAGGAGGTCTGAGAAGAATACAGTAGTCTTGTTAGTGGCAGTGTCTGCTGCCCATAATCTACCATACGCACTCATTACTATGTTTGCACTAGGTACACTACCTGTATAATCAGCGTGTTGGTCTATGCTTTTAAACTCATTAGCAGTAGATTCATTGGTGTAGTACAAAGGCTTATAACCTGATTGAAAGAAATAAGCTCTATCATTTAAGGTTACACACTGCCAGTTACCTGCTGATATAGTATCAGTTGTAGTAGGTGTTATTGTAGTAAGTGTACTAAAACCTTTTTTAAATGTAGTAGCGTTCCAAGATATAAAAGTATTAACACCAGCTACATCTAAGAAGGGGTGCATACCTAGTAGGTTAATACCATCACTACCTGTTGTACGATAAAACCAACCTTCTCTTGCACCTAGTCTACCAAATTCATCAATAACACAGTTGTTTGCATCAAGAGCAAAGCTAGGGTCATTAGACAAACTAGACTCTTGGGTATTTAAACCTAAAAATGCTGGTGCTACTAATGATGCTGTTACTAATTCTTTTGCCATATTAGTTTGTACTCACAATAAATGGTACTTCTTCAACTGTAAGGATACAAGAAACTCCTGTACCACCTGCACATGAACCTTTAATTTTATAACCTGCCTCTAGCATTACATAACCACCATTCATTTGTAATTCTATAAAGTCACCAGAGCTTAAACTCTTATCACCTAGCACTGTTATCTCTGTAGAATCAAAGTTAATAGTTACATTTGTATCGCTTCTAGTAGAACCTGCACTGTTAGATACAAAAATAAGAACTAACTTTGCTCTCATATTATTAGGTACTGTATATAAATCTGCTGCTGATGATGCTAGTGATTCTACAAAGACTGTTCTAGCTTTCATACCACACTAGCTCCTCTGGGTGTTTGTTACCATCTAAAGTTACTGCATCTTGTAAAGCATTGGTAGCTCTAGCATAAGCACTAACAGGATTGATACCACCATCTTCACCACGTTCTTCTACTGCCATTGCATAAGCTAGTAGCTCTACTGGTTTAGTTGGTACAGTTAATGTATCAGCATCATTTACTAAATCATCTGACCTAAGTACACAGTTAAATCTAATTGTGTATGCTTTGTCTGGTATAGGATATAGGTCTACTTGTGTATCACCATCAGCACTAACTCCGTTAAACGAATAGTAGTAAGGTGAGCCTGTTGCTACATCACTACTCAAAAAGAATTTGTTAAAATCGTGTGCTGCTTTGTAATCTAAGAAAAAGTTATCTGTTACATTTGTTGCATCTAATACTGTTAAAGCATTTAAAGAACCATTTAGTTCATAGTTAAAAATACCATTAGATGTAGTAGCACTTAATGTAGTTCTTAATGCACTCCAGTTCCAAGCATTTTCTACTGATTCTTTTGCATCATTAACAAGTACAGCTATCAAGCTAGAGTAAGAAGATTCATTGACTGTTGATACAGTACGCTCTCTTAATCGTTTTAAAATGTTATTAACTATATCTAAGTAAGTCATATCTTGTATCCTAATTAAACCATTTAGAGAATAATGTGCTACCAAGACCACCTAATCCCATTGCTATAAATATAGCTCCAGCAAACATTCCCTTTCCTTTAGCCATTTGTTTTTCTAATTCATTTACTCGATCAGATAGCTGAGTACAAGTTCTATTCATTTCACTTATTTCATTATTGAGCTGAGTAACTACTGCTACTAACTGTCCTGCTTCGTAATCTGTCATGTTAGACATAAATAATTAACCTATGGTTTTGGGTTATCTGTTTTAACTTTAGCTATTGCAGTTGCCCAAGTAGTTGTACCATTAACACTATCCCAATATTGCATATCTAGTTGGTCTTGTACTGATGGATACTCTAAAGACCTAGTACGCTGGTATGCTTTTGCATCATAAACTGCTTGTAACCTAATAACCTCTGCTGCTAGTTCATCTGATGTAGGCTCTGTTTGTTCTGAATCTAACCAATTTAAACTACTTCCTGTTAGTGTCCACTCAGCATTTGGTTTTAAAGATTGTAGTGCATCTGTTGTAGTAATTTCGTTTGCCATTATGCTCCAATCTCCATAAGTACTATATTTGAAACTTGTTCTCCATCTCCATCATCATACTGCGCTCTAACTACTCCGCTACTTGTTTTCATTTGAATTTTATAAGTAGTAGCACTTGTAGTAGAAGGAGAATCTAAATAACTATTATTGTTATAAAAGATTATTTCTGGATTAGCTGAGTTCCAACCAATATATCCATAAACTTGTACTGCTGTTGTTGCTCTTACAAGTTGTAATTGTGTTCTTGAAGAAGATGGTGTAGCAATAAGAATTCCTTGAGCAAAAGCTACTAAAACTTTACTAGATGTAGCTGAAGGAGTAATTGATGCTGTTAATCCCGTATCAACAAAACTAGCTGATGTTGAATCAACTTGTGTTGTAGTAGTTGCATGAACAACTTGTAATATTTTACCCCCTGCTGGTACTGCTGCACTTGTCCAAGCAGAACCATTAGAAGTTAAAACATTACCAGAAGTGCTAGGTGTTACATAACCTATTACATCATCATTAATCTGTACTCCAAGATTATCTCTTGCTGTACTTACATTTGCTAAGTCAGATAGGTTACTAGCTTTAGCTGCAGCATTATCTGCTTTAGTTCCTTGAG